ATAACTTGATGCCATATTAGTACGGTTTTATTGGTGTCCAAACCATTGTTGCTCCTGGTATTATATCGTTCCACGTAATAATTCCTGGTTCTACTGTATCTAAAGCAAGAGATACCTTGTCAGGATTTATATTCGCTGCTCCTGTTACTGTAACACTTCCTGTGGCTAACGTCAACGCGTTCTTCACAGCAGTTACATTAGCATCAGCAGTAACTACAATAGTTCCTAAACCTAATGATAATTCATTTTTAGTAACAGTAACATTAGCTTTACCACTAATAGTTAAAGTACCTGTACCTAATGTAAGTCTATTTGGATTTACAGCTTCTACAATAGAATCTGCAATAATACCTACACTACCAATACTAATAGTAAGTGCATTTCCTGTTACATTTATATTTACTGCACCAATATTGGTTGATGTAGCAAATGGTAATGCTGATATTGCGTCAAATCCTAAACTCATAAATAATCCTTAAAAGGAAGCAGGGGGTATGTGGTGGTGCCCTGCCTCCATCTAAAGATTATATCATCGTTTAAACCAAGAAGGAAGACCTAAATGTGGACGCTTGTCGAACATATTATCTTTCGCTCCAGGTGTTTTACGGTTGTTATAATGAAGAAATACTTGTACGCATTCCTTACCTCTAAACTTATTTCGCCAATGTTCTAGCTCACAGCCAGAATAGACTAGCATATCTCCTTGTTTAAGATCTACTTTAATTCCTTTTTTACCTACTTCTCCGGATGGCTCTAGATATATTGGCCAGTCATCACCACCAAGATTCATAGTAGTTGATATCTCACAACTAAATCTATCTTTGTGTCTTTTTAACTCGTCCCCCTTTTTATAAATTCTTGCATATGTATAAGCTGGATATAATTTTAATCCTGTTACCTTTTCCATTTCTGGTTGGCATTTTAACATTAAAGTTTCCATAGCAATATTAGAATACTGACTATAAGTTTCTGGTATCTGTTCATCTTTACCTTCGTAGTGACCTATAATATTTTCAAAGGGTGAAATGTATCTAGCGTTTCTACAAGTATCATAAACTTGTTTCTGCATCATAAAATAATTTGCAACAAAACTAGCTAAGTCTTTTGATATTGCTTGACGGATAACTGTATACTTTTTTTTCTTAAACATCTTTGGCCATCTCTTTTGGCACTGCTTGTATGTTCCAATGTATAAATCTAAAAGGCTCAATACCAAAGTCTACACTAAACTCGTGTTCTAAAAATCCTGGAAATATAATTAATGTACCAGGTGTTGGTTTAAAGTGAATCAATTCTGATCCACCCCATACACCTTTTTGATCTGGTTTCATTTTTAATTTAGTAGCACGTGCCCCTGTTCGCGGTTCGTGAAATACTGGCATCGATGTTTTGTCACTGCATTTTAAAAAGTAAAAACCCGATACGTGTTGATTCCAATGTACGTGTGCTGAATGATGACCACCTCCTTTTTTTGCAAACTCTTGTACCCACATCTCACTAAACATAGTTGAGTATTGTTGCATATCAAAACCTTGATGGTCTAAATACTCCCAAGATTTTTGACCAATATAATTTCTAAAGTCTATAAAATCATTGTCAGCTGTAAGCGGTGTTGAGTGATATGATCTTCCAAAGTCTCCAAACTTTTTTATATGTGCTTTAGCTTCTGGAAAATTTCTAGCAGCTTTAATATATTTGTTAGATGCTTTTGTTAAAGATTTTACAAACTCTGGTTTTTGTTCTGACCAAATGGTCGTGTTAAAGTAATTATTTATATACATATTATTTAAATGGTTTTCCTAAATGCCAAACAACAAGACTATATCTTGTGCCAGCGGTTACGGGTTTAACTCTGTGCCATACAAAAGAAGGAAACACAATAATAGATCCTTTAGGTAAAATCTCTTTTGCTCTTCTTAAGTGTTGACTTTCATCTCTCATATGTGGATCGTAGTTTCTAAAATCAAATTCTAATTCACCACCTGTGTATTCGGAACCATCGGTTAATTGACAAGTCATAGATAGTTTTCGAATCTTACCATTGTCAGGATCATTTTTATTTTCTCTTTCATAAGGTTTATCCCAACCATCACAATGCCAATCATAATATTGGTTGTGTTTATATTTTGTAAACTGACACGATTCTGATCTGTCCCATTCAAAGTTCCAACCAGCTCTTGCATTTGCTTCGTGAACATATGGATGTAATTCTTTATATATCCAAGTATCATTTAACCAAACTAAATCAGAGTTTCTTTTTCTTTTTAAATCTTTTATTTCTTCTTTTTTTAATTTTCTATCACCATAGCCACCTGTTCTAGCCATAACTTCTTCTTGTGAATTTGCATAAGCTATTACATCATCACAAAACTTTGGTGTCAGTGCTGCAGGAAAATGCCAGTAGTAATTAGATATATTCATAAGTTATTGTTTGGACAAAGTTTAATGAATCTTTTTGATTGTTAGTTAGGTAATACATATTAGTTGATGGAAACATTATGAACATATTATTTTTAAGTTCTATATCCCAACTTCTTCCTTTACGTCTGTTATCTTCATAATGTATTCGAACATTACAGTCTTTTACTTTTACACCATATAATAATGTAAAGTCCGGAGAGTTTCGTAGATCTACTGGATCTATATTTAATAATGGAATTGTTGTTTCCTGGGGTTTGTAAATGTTACCCCACGTTTCTTTGTTAATTAAATTTACACCATACTCAAGACCAACGTGATCTCGCATATATGTATTTAACATATCCCAAGTTCGTGAAAATGGAAAATCTTTGTTTTGAATTACTGATTGTAAAATGTCGCCTGATAATTTATCTCGGTCAATATCCCAATCTTTAGGCATATCGACATCACCATAATATAGAGCTTGTTCTGTTAAAACTTTCTTCTGCATACCACCACCATTTTTAATTTATGCTTTTGAGTCTGTCAAGTCCCAAGTTGTATTTGCTTCATTCCAAACGTAAGACCACATATGAGTATTAGCTGTATTTTGTGATTCTTGTTCAGCTGTTAATGCTGGAGCATCACCGATTGGTGATTTCCAAGAAGCTGATGCATTATGTTTTACCCAAGATGCATATGGTTTTTTAGGCCAAAAGATTTGATCATCTTCGTCCCAAGTATAACCTATACCTGCGTAATTACCTCTAAAAGGTGTTCCACCATCTTTGTGAACGCCACCAGCTGTATTGTATGAAGTTTGAATCCACATTTGTGCAGGCCAATTATTATGTGTCTCTAAATATTGTTGTCCTACTGTTTCATCTTCAACGCCATCAGCGTTTAACATATCACCATTATTCAAAGTTAATACTTGAATAACTTTACTGTTAGCTCCTAGTTTTGCAAAATGTGCCATAATATTTCTCCTTATATCTTATTTTTAATTATCATTCAACTACTGAAATTTGTACCTTATAATAACAATTCCACTACCACCTGTTCCACCGCTTTTTACACCATTTGGAGAACAACCTCCAACAGAACCACCACCACCACCAGTGTTTGTTGTTCCATTTCCTGCTGGATTGTCATTTCCTGCAGTACCTCCACCTCCGGGACCCGGACTTCCTACTGAACCTAAACCATAAGAATTACCTCCAGCACCACCTCCACCTCTTGTTGTAGGTGTTCCATTAATTGAACTTGTTGCTCCAGCACCACCATTTCCACCTGATGAACCACTTCCAGCACCACCTGCAGCAGTTGCTCCACCACCGCCACCACCACCTTGAGCAGGGTTAGCTCCTCCTGCACCACCATTAGTTCCTTGAGCTGGAGTTGTAGCCGGTGTGTTTCCACAACCACCTGCTGGAGCTCCAGAACCAATACCTCCACCTCCACCACCAGAACCACCATTTCCTCCTGCACAAACTTCTTTAGCTCCTCTTCCACCACCTGCTGCTGCTATTGTTGAAAAAGTTGAATTAGATCCATTAGTACCAGGAGCAACTGGAGGAGAAGCAGCACCACCAGCACCACCTGCACCTACTGTTATTGGAAAAGCTGTTGCTGTAACTGTAATTCTATTTGGTGCACTTGGCTGACCATCTAAAGGACTTGCTGTATAGGGAGTGACTGGAGATTTTGTTTCTCTATAACCACCTGCTCCACCAGCTCCAGATGAAGTAGTAATACCTGATCCACCGCCACCACCGCCAGCAACCACTACATAAGATACTTCGTTATTTGCTGCACAAGCTCCAATATCTGATACTGTAAAAGTTCCTGGACCTGTAAATGTATGAATTTTGTCATTACCAGAAGTTGTTATTGTTCCACCTGTTGCAACTATATATGCGTTTCCTCTAACATTAGACGTTGAATCTATTACGTTAATCCATCCTTGTGTATCATCTATATATACAAAATAAGCTGACTGACCTTCTGTAGATAAAGCAACATCAGCGTTTGTACCACCTATTTTTTGTGAACCATTTGGTGAAACTGTTAAATTATTTGTTTGAAAAGTAGCTGCATAATCAGCTATTGCAAAAGAACTTCCTGCTGTTCCGGCAGGTAAGTTTGCTGTAAAAGCTCCGCCTGTTGTATTACAAAAATATCCCTCACCAGCAACTACAGTAAATGTAGATGTTTTAACTGTTGTATTCCAAGACACTTCACCTGTAGAACCAAAACCTGATGCAGTACCAGAATTTGATATGGATACACCAGCAGGAATTGTAAATGTATCACCTGTGTCCCCTAATGTCGTTGTGCCACACGCTGTTCGTGGACTAATTTTATTTACTTTTACTTCACTCATAATTTTTACCTATTGAAATTTGTACCTTATTATTACTATACCTGATCCACCTGCGCCACCTAAACCATTTCCACAAGAATTAGAAGGATAACCAGTTGATCCAGCTCCCCCTGCTCCTCCACTGTTGACTGTACCTGTTCCACCATTTGTTCCTGAATTATTAACACCAGTTCCACCTACACCACTAACGGGAGTTCCACCTCCACCTGGTCCACCATTAAATACAGGGAAAGACGATCCACCTCCACCTCCAGAATAATTTGTTGGAGTTCCTGAAATTGAACTTGTTGTTACAGCTCCACCAGGACCACCTCCGCAGGGAGTTGAATTACCACCTGCTCCACCAGCTCCACCACCGCCAGAACCATTAAATTGAACACAAGCATTTCCACCACCAGGATTTCCTTGTGATGGACTAACGGGAGGTTGATTTCCTGAACCTTCATTATCACCATAGGGACCAGCTCCACCACCAGAACCACCATTAGCAGATGGTGCAGGGTTAGTACCTGCACAAGCACCATTACCTCTTCCTCCGCCTGCAGAATTAATAGTTGAAAAAGTTGATGTGCTTCCTTGTGCTCCAGGATTTTCACCAGTAATTGGTCCACCTCCAGCTCCTCCTGCGCCTACTACTATTGGATAAGCTTGTGCTGTAACTGTCACTCTATTTGGTGAAGATGGGTAGCCATCTAAAGGACTTGCTGTATAAGGAGTTAAAGGACTTTTTACTTCTCTAAAACCTCCACCTCCACCACCTCCTGCGGCTCTTGATGCACCTCCACCACCACCTGCAACAACCGCATATGAAACTATATTTTCAGCTGCAGTTGATGAAGCATTACTAACTGTAAAAGTACCTGGTCCTGTAAAAGTGTGAATTTTACAGTTACCAGATGTTGTAATAGTTCCACCTGTTGCAATTAAAAAAGGATTTCCTGTTACATTTGATGTTGAGTCTTGAACGTTTTTCCAACCTTCTGTGTCATCAACATAAACAAAAGTAACTGATTGTCCTTCTGTGGTTAATAAGTTTGATGCTGCTATTCCACCTATTTTTTGTGAACCATTTGGTGCAATAGTCAAAGCATTTGTTTGAAATGTATTTGTGTAATCTACAACTGAAACAATATTACCTGCAGTGCCTGCTGGTAAGTTCATTACAAATGCACCGCCTGATGTATTTGCAAAATAACCTTCGCCATTAGCTGCTGTAAATGTAGCTGTTTTAATTGAACTTGTTTGCCAGTCTACAGTTCCCGTTCTACCAAAACCTGTCTGTGTTGCACCACTTGCTAAAGCAACGGTACCACCACAACGACCTAATGTAACTGCAGAGCCATCTACAACAATTGGATTACTTGCGCCTGATCCGATTGTAGTAGTTGTCCCACATTTTTTGATGATGTTTGAATCATCTGAAACTTTATTTATATTATCTACTTTTATTTTACTTGTCATAATTATTGAAATTTGTACCTTATTATTACTATACCTGAACCGCCAGCACCAGATGCTTTTCCAGTTCCTCCACCACCTCCACCACCTGTATTGGTAGTGCCAGCAGTTGCAGCCGCTGGTGGTTGTGATCCATTTCCACCGCCACCTGTTCCACCAGTGCCTATATTTCCTGAAGTTCCATTAATTGATCCACCACCACCACCTGCGTAAGCTACGGGTGATGATGTAATTGAGGTTGTTGCACCAGCTCCTCCATTTCCAGCATTTTCTGCACCTGGAGTACCACTTCCAGTTCCATTTGCCCCAACCGCTGTAGCTCCACCACCACCACCAGATCCGTTCCAATTACAACTAGGTGTAGAACCACCATTATTTCCTTGAGGAGGACTAACCGGAGGTGTATTTCCTGCTGCTGCATTTGGAGTATTAGCATCTCTTCTTGACCCACCACCAGAGCCTCCAGCATTAGCATTAGCTGATCCTGGAGAACATCCTGGTTGATTACTTCCACCTCCACCACCACCTGCAGAAATTATACCACCAAAACTTGAATTTGAACCATTGTTTCCATTTGCAGCCGGACTAGGACCCACTGTTGCTCCACCAGCACCAACTGTTATAGGATATGCTTGTGCTGTAACTGTAACTCTATTAGGAGCGGATGGATAACCATCTAAAGGACTAGCTGTGTAAGGTGTAACTGGACTTTTTACTTCTCTAAAACCACCAGCTCCACCACCACCTCCTTCAGGAGATCCACCAGCTGCACCACCTGCAACTATCGCATATGAAACTACATTATTTGCTGCACAAGTCGCAGCATTAGTAACTGTAAAATTTCCAGGGCCTGTAAAAGTTGCTATTTTTACGTTAGCACAATCTGGAGCAGTAACTAAAGTATTACCACTTCCTGAAACTGTAGCTACTAGATTTTGATTACCTCTAACATTAGAAGTTGAATCCATAGTATTAATCCAACCTTGTGTTGAATCTACAAAAACTAAAGTTACTGATTGGCCTTCTGTGTTTAAAGCTATACTAGCTCCTGCTACAGCACCTATTTTATCAGTTCCATTTGCTGCAACTGTTAAATTGTTTGTTTGCCAAGTTCCTGCATAATCTGCAAGAGAAACTATTGCTCCGGCACTTCCTGCTGGTAAATTAGCTGTAAAAGCTCCACCTGATGTATTACAAAAATAACCTTCACCACTAACTGCAGAAAAAGTAGCAGTCTTTGGAGTTGTAATCCAATCAACGGTCCCTGTTCTACCGAAACCTGTTTGAGAAGCTCCTGAAGCTAATGCTACAGTTCCACCACATCTACCTAAAGTTACAGTAGTTGCATCTACAACAACAGTTTTACCTGCTCCACCACCTGTTGTAAGTGTTGTTCCTGATTGTTCTGTTATTGCATCTACTTCTATTTTTGACATTATACTATTACCAAAGTCCCTGTTACTGTGATTGTACCAGGTATAGTGATAGGTCCTGCAAGAACACCGTTCTCAACAGTTTGTGTACCGTCAATTGTACCTGCTTGGTTATTTATAAATTCGTTTGGAGCCGTTCCGCCTCCGATGTATTGGATTCCATTTACTATTGCCGTCATAATTCCTCCTAAGTACTTATTTCGTCGATGTAAGAAGTAATAATATCTAATGATGTACCTGCACTTGCGTAAGCAGTTAAAACATCACCAGATTTTAAAACAATCTTTGCCCCACCTTGGATAAGTTCAATTGCAGAATTTGGTGGAATACTTACATCTTTCGCAAGAAAGAAATTGTTTCCTCCATTTACAATATAAACACTAGCCGAGATAGTTGCAGCAGAAGTATTACAACATCTAATTCCTATAACAGCATCATAATTGCCGCCAGTAACAAGAGTTGCAGGACTTCCAGAAGTTCCTACATTTCGTTCTAAATCGTTTCTAAAATTTTGTGCCATATTTTTTTCCTATTTATAATGCAACCGCCATTGCTAATGCAAAGCCAGCTGACGCTGCTCCTACTGGTGTTCCTGTCGAATCTAAGTAGACAGACTTACTTGCTGGTAAAGTACAGAATACATCTTTTGTACCTGAAGCAAAGTTAACAGCTGCATCTGAATTAGAACTGGAGATAACTGTAGTTCTAGTTAAGTTTGCACTTGACCCATCTAATGTTCCAAGTCCAACTTCAAACTCTGTTGTACCTTGATTAAAGATACAATAGTAAGTCGTATTGCTGTTTCCTATTCCTTGTGCAAAAGTTTCGAAACCAGTTACTGCTGCTCCAAGTGCCATTGCACCTGTACCAGTAGTTGTGCTCGTTACTTTTACTCTGTCGTTTATTACCAACGCCATAAATTTTCTCCTTAACTCATACTAATAATTGCATTAGCAGGTGTAGTCGGATCAGGGAACGTAATAGTGAAATCACCATTCGTTGCTGTCTTTGCTCCACCAAAATCTAAAACTACTACTAGTCTGTTTGCTGTTCCATCAACTGTATCTGTATTGTAAATTGCTGCATAAGCTGCAGTAAAAGTTGCACTTGACCAAGTTACATTATCAAAGTCAACTGAAGCAACTGCTGTACTTGAAGCAACTCCAAGTCTAGTTAAAACTTTAACTGCGTAATTAGAGCCTCCACCAGAACTTACTTCGTCAGTAGCTGAATATACAGTACTTGCTGTTGTGTATGGAAAAGATCCACTTCCAACATACAGAGATAGACTAAAAGCGTTTCCACCTGAAGCTTTAAAATTGTGATTAGCTTCAAATAGAGCACCTCTAAAACTATTAGGTATTATATTTGCCATATTATTTTATCTCCTTAATTATTAATAACTCGATGGGGATTCGGATTTTAACTGAGTACGAATAACTCCATCTTGATATTCATCTCTGCGTCTTCGACCTTGTTGTTCAATCGCATACGACATCAGAGCTT